TTCGTCTTCTGTTTGTTAGCGTAAATTTTACTACCCGCAGAAACGGCTAATTTAATTGCCGATAACCACATTTAGTACCACTTAGCTTTAACAGGTTTTTTATCAGCTCTCATTCTTTTAGTTCCTCTAACATCTACTGTTTGAGTTTCTAAAGGATCTGTTGCTTCGATAGTTTTACCGCCTGTTTGGTAACCATCTGCGCCAACGCCAAGTTCTTTTTCGATCTTAACGTCTTTGTTCATAAAAGTCTGACCTCTTTGCCAATCTTTGCTCATAATGTTTCTCCTTGATTATATTATAGTTAATTTTTCTTGAAATTTCTACCAAAATCGTGAATTTTACTAGCATTAGACATCTCTTGTCGTCTAAGACTGTTTTGATTTGATAGAATTGTTTTAGTTAGCGAAGTTTCAGAGCGTAATTCTGCTAAATCTTCGTTTTGCTCGAGTTTATCTTCAGTGTTTTGTTGGTTCATCATAGCTTTCATAGTATCTAAGCTAATTCTACCTTCATCAAACGCAGCTCTAGCTTGATTTTGTCTTGCTTTAAGGTCTAGTTCTCTAGTTTTTAGTTTAATTAGAGGATCTCCACCAAATTCACTGATAACTTTTTGTTCTTCATCCATATAATCTTTAGTTAGCTCTGCAATCAACACAGCTTTTCTAGCATTCATATTTTGTGTCAATTGATTTGCTTGTTGAACAAGCTGTTGATTATTAGGATTTTGTTGTAACTGCATTTGCATTTGTCTTGCTTGAATTAATTCCTCTTTAAACTCTAATTGAATTTGTTCTTGAGACATTAAACTAATTCTTTCCAAAATATTTTTTTGTAATGCACCCATAACCATAGGATTGTTTTGTACAGTGTTAGATTTCATAAAGTTTAAATGTGAATCAATATGTGCTTTGTGATCTTGTCCTTGAAAGGCTTGAAAAGGTTTACCTGCCAACGCTGCAATTTCTTCCATACTCGGATCAATCGGAGTAGGTTGTGCTGGTGGGGGTAAAATTGATGCAATATTTTTTACTCCTAAAGCTTCGTACATAGACCTATACGCTTGGTATAGGTTATGTAGTTGAGGATTCGATTGCGCTAATTGAAGTTGTGATTGCGCCATCGAAATTCTTTGAGTTTGTGAAAATATATTTGGATCTGCAACCGGTAGAATATCTATTCTATCATCAAAGTCTGAGACCTTAACATTTCTAGCAGCACCGGGTACATCGTAAGGATATACAGGTGGTAGATATGTTTTAAATACATTCGCTAATAATTTAAATTCTTGTTTAAGTCCTACATACAATCTTTTGTGTATGGCTGACATTACACGTGAACCACGTTCCAATAACGCTACAGTCGTACCCACTGCAGCTTGTTGGTTCATATCGCCTACTTGCATATCAGCGATAGCCGCGAAACGCTGACCAGCTGATACTACAACACCCATTAATTGTAATAATGTTTGATCAGGACCTTTGAAAGGTAAAGTCATAAACTGATCTTTAATGTTTCCACCAGGTGCATCTACATCTCTAAACTCACCAGGTTGTAAGGGTTGTGCATCATCTCTAATTCTAATACCACGAGATTTAAATCCAGCGGGTAAATTAGCTAAAGTTCCAGCATCAAGTAATTGTCTTAACGCAGCTGTAGCTGTTCTTGTTAAACCACCAATCATATGAATTAAACCAAAGCCATAAAAACCAGTACCTGGTAAAAATTTAAACTGAACAAAGTAATTAATTTTTTTCATTGATGTATCACCTTGATTGTAGTTTCTTCTAATTGATAAAACAGTTTGATTGGATTCAGCTATTGTTATGACGTAAGGAAGTTTAATACCTGTTTCTTCTCCATCTTCACCCATATTTTCATAACCTTCTAAATCTAAATTTGTATGAATTTCTAATAAAGTGTATTGATCTTCTTGACCATCTTTTTGAATTCCTTCAAGTTCTAATTTTTTATCTTGTAATTCGTTTTGAGTTACAGGGGGCGAACCTAATTCAACATCTCTGTAAAATCCTGCAACTTGTTGTTTTCTTAATTCATTCTCTGAAATTTTAATAACGTGAATAACCGCTTCTGCGTCATCTAAAGAGTTAGCTGAGTAAGGTACAATTAAATCATCTGCCGGTACAAATTTAGAAACGGCTCTACCTAAAAGGTCGTCATAGTAAACTTTCTTAAAGGTAGAACCGGACAGGGGTAGATAGAAAAGCATTTGGTCAAACTCTGGTTCATATTCTTTCATCTGATCCATAATTTGATAATTCATAAAATCTCTTACACGGTGTGCTTGATCTTGTTTCTCTGGAGATGTAGCTCCTAAAATTTGCGTTCTTACTGGACCGTCGGCTGGTAATAATTCTTTATAAGCTTGCGCTTGAAATTGTGTAACTGCTTCTGCAAGAACTGGATGATTAACACCACTAGCTCCTCTGAAAGGTTCTGTTCTTCTCTCATATTTAAATCCTAATAGTTCTAAACCTTCTCTATAAGATTGTTCCCAATCTCCTCTAGATTCTTTGTAATCTGTGTATTGATCAAATAATTTATTTCCTAATGGAGATAAAACTCCATCGTCTAATGATTCAGCTAAGTTAGCAAAATGATCTTGAGCCATTGATGGGTCAAGTGCATTTGGATCAAAAGATACTTCGGCGCCACCTTCGTCATCCATTGTTACTTCGACGTCTTCTGATTTTTGAACAATGTCTTCGTTAGGTGTTTCTACTTCAGTTACTTCTGTTTCTTTGAATTCTTCGTCGCTTACAGATTGATTCGGTAAAGCGTCATCTATTTCTGCCATATTTATCCTTTTAGTTTAAACATTGTTGCAAGTCCACCTTTTTTAAATCCTACTCTGCCACCTTTTGAAAAATTTTTTTTAAATCTTATTTTAAATTCAGGGTCACCTGTTTCTATATTATATGTCATAGTTCCACCAATACCTTCACCATCTTTGTTGAAACCCATTCCAACGTTCCTATCTTTATAGCCACCTTCACCTAAAAATAATTCTTCATTATCTTTTTCAACTTTAGATCTATCTTTACCATATCCATAACTTGCGAGAATGTCTATTTTTTCAGATATAGGTATATCTGCTCTTACAATAGCATTAATTGATTCATTATCCATTGTAATACCTTTTGGTGCACCTTGTATCTGTTGTTTACCAGATTTAGATCCTGAAGCTTTAACATCAATCATATCTAAAAAACTTTTTGCATCTATTTTACCACCTTCTTTAAATTGTGCATAACGAGGAGTACCACTTTTTCCACCATAACCCATAACACCTCCATCTTTAGAAGAACCTGAAAAAGTTGAGCCTTTACCTGGATCTGAAGCATATTCTTGAGCACTTGATGCTCCATCATATCTTCCACCGGTCATTGCATTTTGTCTATCTCTTGATGCTTTAGATTGAGACGCGTATGCTGCATCCAATATTGATTGTTGTCTACCTTGTTCGTCAGCTAATTCTTTTTTTGCTCTATCAAGTTTTGCTTGTTGAAATTTTGAACGAGTTTTATAACTCATCATTTTTTCTATGTATTTTTCTAATGATAATTCATAATCATTTGTTCCAAAACCTGATGTAACATTTTTACCAGATAATACTGAACCCAGTCCATACTTATTACCATTTATCATTGATAAACCATCTGTAAATTTTAAATTATCAGACGTTCCAGTAATTCTTGTTCCTGTTTGTCCTTTTAAAGAATTTATTTGACCTTGAAGATTAGAATTATAATTTGATGATCCAGGACTTAAAGGATTTCTTGTATTAACTAGAGAAGATACAAAACCTAAAGGATTATTATTTTTTAACATATTAAAAGCATCCATACCTAATTTTCCAGCTTTACCTATACCAGCACTTGCTAAATCTCTTGCTTTACCAAACATAGTTTGTTGTGGTGTTATACGATCAAAAGGTAATTGTGCTTGTTCATCTGCTGTCAATGCATCGACATCATTGTAATTATAAGAATCATTAAAATTAGTTCTTGAGATTGCGTCTGCGGGTTCAGGGGTCATATTATAATGTTCCCCGGCCTCATAATCACTTAAATATCCAGCTTTTGTTGAAGACCCAGGATTAATATTCATTCCTCTTTCATTAGCTTTGTTAGCAAAATAACCAAAAATTCCACCTTGATCAGCTACGTCTGGTCTAAAATCATATTTGTTTCCCGTAAAATTATATTGTCCTGTATCAGGATCTAAATTATAATTCATTCTTCCTGTTTGTGTTGCATTTCCAAATTGAGATGGAGATATTTCTCCGCTTAAGTATCTAGACATCATTCCATCTAAATCAGGAAAAGCTGTATTAGAAGGTTGTTTTGGATCATAGTCTTGATAACCGATTGTGCCTTTTTGTGTACCTTGATTTGATATTATGTCCATTATATTTTTATCCATATTAGAAGATCTATAATCAGTACCTGCAAAAAAAGTTCCAAGGGGAGCAACTCTAGATCCTATATCAAAAGCAAAATTGTTTGCTTCCGGAATCATCTGATTCATCTCTGTATCTGGGTCTTGAATGTTTTGTAAATTTCTATTAATTATATTCTCAGCCATTAATAATACGTTCTCTCTGTTTTCGGTAATGCATTTTCTTTTTCATCTTCGGGGTGTCCAATAAAACCTCCCTGTCTAAAGCGCATTATCGCTTGTGTTGTACTGTCCACCAAATCATCGTGATCTCCATAAGGAAATGATGCACACTCTTCGATCACCTCTTCGGCAAACTTGTCTTCAGTTGCCCAAATAATTCCACTTTCAAATAATGGAGCAACCGCATTAACTCTAGCGTGTTTATCACTACCTTTGCTAGGAGTATAGTTTATAACAGGTATACCCATTTTTCGCAACTCAAAAGTTAAAGGCATTCCAGAAGCTTTAGCCTCCACGATCACCGTTTCTGGGTTCCAGTAGCGATATTGTTCCATAGCAACTTTCTTAAGTTCAGGAAATTCTAAACGTTCTTTGACTGCATCTAGAAGTATTAAGTTAGGTGGTGAATCTTGATCAGGATAAAATACACCCCACGTTGTAATTGCACTATAGTCGGCTGTCTCCTTTTTTAAAAATGCTGTGTCATAACTTTGAATGATATGTTGTAGAGGTGGAATATATCCTTTGTCCCACACGTTCCACCATTCTCGTTTAATTAATGATCCTTCTTCAGCCGTTGGGTTCTGCATCCACTGTGCATTCCATTTACCAACAGACAGAGAGGCTTTCACCGATTCGAGTTCCTCTAACTTCCAATACTCTGGCCATACCGGTTTCTCAC